AAAAAGCACGATTTCTTTCATCAAAACGAAATACATGAAAAAATTCGCAATGATGAGGACTATGATGATTGGGAATATGGGACGGAACCACTCTACGAATCAAAAAATCCATAATAAATAAGATAGATTTATAATTTTTTATGCCTGTAGAACGGGTAAGTAAAGGTTTTAAGGATATTAGTTCTTCATTTCAGGTCAATCCTTTGACCTATGATCTTATTGCAATTAAAAATGAGACCGCTATTGCCCGTTCTCTTCGTAACCTTGTATTAACTTATCAAGGAGAAAGATTTTTTAATCCAATTCTAGGATCAAAGGTAAGTAGATTATTATTTGAAAGTGTAGATGATATCACAGCATCTGCAATTCAAGAAGAAATCAAAACAACGATTAATAATTTTGAACCAAGAGTCAATCTTTTATCGGTAGATGTCTCTCCAGATTATGATAATGGAGAATTTAATGTAACCGTCAGATATGAAATTGTTGGAATTGACGTATTACCTCAACAATTATCATTTGCATTACAACCAACACGCTAATGGCATTAGTAAATTTCGCTAATTTAGATTTCGATCAAATTAAAACTTCGATCAAGGATTATCTTAGATCGAACTCAAACTTTACTGATTATGATTTTGAAGGATCTAATCTATCAGTAATTATTGATACTCTTGCATATAATACATATATCACCTCATATAACGCAAACATGGTTGCGAATGAGGTGTTTATTGATAGTGCAACTTTAAGAGAGAACGTCGTTTCTCTTGCAAGAAATATTGGTTATGTTCCAAGATCAAAAAGATCTGCAAGAGCAAAGATATCTTTCTTCGTTGATACAAGTAATTTTACTAATGTTCCTACGCAATTAACTCTCAAAAGCGGTGTTGTATGCACAACTCGCTCTTTTGGTAGTGAAAGTTATTCTTTTGTAATACCTTCTGATATTACTGTTCCTGTAACAAATAATATTGCTCAGTTTAAAGATATTGAAATTTATGAAGGAACACGAATTACAGAGAATTTTACAGTAAATTCTTTTAATTTGAATCAAAGATTTATTTTAAGTAACACTGGTATTGATACAAGAACATTATCAGTGAGCGTTAGACCAAGTGAGTTATCTACGGTCTCTAGAAAATATAATCTTGCAGATAATTTATTTGATATAACTCCACAATCAGCAGTATTTTTCATTCAAGAAATAGAAGATGAAAGATATGAATTAATCTTTGGTGATGGTGTATTTGGCGTTCCACTTGAAGAACCCAATTATATTACTGTTAGTTACACAGTATCAAATGGTTCAAGTGCAAATAACCTGTCATCATTTGTTTTTAGTGGTACAGTCGTAGATCAGAGTGGAAGAGTAGTTACCTCTGGAATCTCTCTTGTAACCACAGTAGAAGCGTCTACACTAGGTTCTGAGATAGAAACGGTAGAATCTATCAAAAAGTATGCAACTAGAATATATGCTTCCAGAAACAGAGCAGTAACGGCAGCAGATTATGAAGCACTGATTCCAACGATTTATCCAGAAACTGAATCAGTATCTGTTTATGGTGGAGAAGAACTAACTCCTCCTCAGTTTGGAAAAGTTTTTATTAGCATCAAACCATATAATGATAGATATCTTTCTAACTTAATTAAGGATAATATTAAAAGAGAACTTAAGCAATATGCAGTTGCTGGTATTATTCCAGAGATCATAGATCTTAAGTATCTTTATGTTGAAGCAACCGCAAATGTTTACTACAATACAAATCTTGCACCGTCTGCAGACTTTGTGAAGAGTATTATCGCATTAAATATTAATACATATGCAGATTCTACCGAACTCAATAAATTTGGTGCCAGATTTAAGTACAGTAAATTTTTAAGTATTATTGATGGAAGTCATGAATCAATAACTTCAAATATTACAAACATAATCATCCGTAGAGATCTAAGAGCAGCATTAAATACTTTTGCGGAGTATGAAATTTGTTTTGGTAATAGATTTCATATCAAAAATGTGAATGGTTATAATATTAAATCATCTGGATTTAGAATCAGTGGAATATCAGATACCGTTTATATGTCAGATGTACCAAATGCAAATATGCAAACAGGTTCAATTAATATATTCAAATTAAATTCTCCTACAGAACCACAAATTGTGAAGGGAAACGTGGGAACTATTGACTATGTTAAAGGAGAAATAAAACTATTTCCAATTAATATAATTTCTACAAATATTAATCGAGGAGCACCAATTATTGAAATATCAACCTCACCATATTCAAATGATGTGATTGGATTACAGGATCTTTATTTGCAACTAGATATTAATAATACATTGATTGATATGGTTTCAGATAGTATAGAATCTGGAGCCGATATCTCAGGAACAAACTACAATGTTTCTTCAAGTTATTCAAACGGAGTTTACGTAAGATAAGGAAATATGTCGGAAACTAGAGTAAAAATCCAATCTATTATTGAGAATCAGATTCCTGACTTTATTGCAGAGGAATCACCACTTCTTGTGAAATTCTTGAAGCAATACTATGTTTCTCAGGAATATAAAGGTGCTCCAGCAGATTTAATTCAGAATATTGACAAATATCTGAAACTTGAAGAAAATGCACAAACAACAGAATTTACATACTTATCAAATGATTTAGATTCTTTTTCAACAACAATCAATGCAGGTGCTTTAGGTGTTGGTGGTCTTATAAGCACCTTTACTCAGGGATTTCCTGATAGATATGGTCTACTCTTAATTGATGACGAAATCATTACTTATGAATATAAAACCGCAACTACATTTGAAAATTGTTCAAGAGGATTTAGTGGAGTTACATCATATAGAAAACGAAATGTTCCTGATGAGTTAACTTTCAGATCTTCTGCTGCAAGTGCTCATTCAAAAAAAGCAAAAATTTACAATCTTAGCGATTTATTCTTACAAGAATTTTTTGCCAAGGTCAAAAATCAGTTTATTCCTGGATTTTCAGAAAGATCTCTTGAACCTGATCTGAACAAGAGAAGTTTTATTCTTAATTCAGTTGATTTTTATGATTCAAAGGGAACAGATAACTCTTTTAAAATTGTCTTTGGAGCACTTTATGGTGAACAAGTTGAGGTAATTAAACCAAGAGAGTATCTTTTCAGACCATCTGATGCTGGATATAGAAGAACTAAAGATTTGGTTGTTGAGGCAATATCTGGAAATCCTTTAGATCTTTTAAATAAAACTTTATATCAAGATGAGTACTCAGAATATGCAATTGAAAACTCATATGCTTCTATTAGTGATGTAGAAAAAATATTTTTGGGTGGAAAGGAGTATTTTAAACTAAGTTTTGACTCTGATTATAATAAAGATATTATTCTTGAAGGTTCTTTATATGGTAACTTTACTCTACATTCAAAAACTAGAATAGTATCTCAGGTGTCCTCTGGATCAACTGTAATTGATGTTGATTCTACTGTAGGATTTCCAACTTCAGGAACTTTAGTAACAACTTACTCCAGTGGTTCTGAAGTTACTCTATCATATTCTGGAAAATCTGTCACACAATTTTATAATGTAACAGATGTAACATCTGCAATATCTCCAGAAACTGAAATTAGATTAGATGTTTATGCATATGGATACGCTGGAATTACAACTGCTGAACAAATCAAAGTAAGAATAGGATCTGTTCTTGATGAAGTAGTTATTCCTGCTAATACATACCTTTTCTCAAAGGATGATACTGCAAGAATTAAAACCTTAGGTATCTCTTCATCTACCGTTAGAAGAAGCAACTGGATTGACAACGTTGCTAATACATTTAAGGTAAGTTCTTTCATACTGCAGGATATTTCTAACTTCACTTATGATGTAACAGTTTTTGATTCTCATAATTTTAGAATTGGGGATAGATTACAAATCACTAATAGTTTATCAGTTTCAAATAATTCTACAGTAGTTGATGTTCTTGATGAGAAGAGATTTTTAATTAGAGGTCAAGGTCAATTAAGTCCTAATCTGACATATACTATTAGTAGGTACATTATAAAACCAAATTCCTCTCTATATCCACAATTAAATGTAAACAGTGCAAATGTTCAGAACATTTACACAAACTACTCTGATGAGGTATTAGTCGCATCTCCATCTATACCATTTTACTATGATCAACTTTTAAATCCATATGATAAAAAAGTTACTTTTTCTGGAAGTTTTAGTGGCGAAGTTCTGCAAATAACCTCAGGACTTGATCATGGTTTTTATACTGGAGATAAAGTTTATTATTCTCCAGGTAAGATAGTAACTACTGGTTTAGATGATGATTTAAATTCAGCAACAACAGAAGTTGTCAGTAAGTTTCCTGAACTAGTTGAAGGTTTATATTATATTAAAAGAATTGATGCCACTAGAATCAGTTTAGCAAAAAGTCCATCAAACATTGCAGATAACAATTTCATTTCAGTCTCTGGAATAGTAACTGCAAACACATTATCATACTATGATTTTGCAAATAAGAGTTTGCAACCTCAGAATATTTTAAGAGAAGTAACTGATCCTGTTAATAAGAGCGGTAATTATGAAACAAATCCTGGAAAGATTGGCATTCTTGTTAATGGAGTAGAAATCTTAAATTATAAGTCTGCAGAAACTATTTTCTATGGTCAGATTGATAATCTGGATGTATCTTCAAGAGGAAGTGGATACGATGTTTTAAATCCTCCTAGTTTAGATATATCTGACTCTCAAGGTATTGGAGCAACAGGTATTTGTGCAGTAAATGGTTCTCTACAAAGAATTGAAATAATTGATCCTGGTTTTGATTATGTAAACAAACCATTTGTCACTATTACTGGAGGAAATGGTAAAAACGCTTCAGCAGAAATCAACATGGCCTCTGTTGAGCATAATTCTTTCTTCAACGCAGAATCATCCTCAACTAATGTAAATCTATTTACTGATACGATTGGATTTGCTACTTATCACAAGTTTAGAGATTATGAAAGAGTCATTTATCTAACAGATGGTCAAAAAGGGATTGCTGGTCTAACCACTGAAGCATCTTACTATGTTTCGGTAATTGATGGATTCAGTGTTAAACTTCATGAAAAAGAAAATGAAGCAATATCTGGAATCAATACGGTCAATCTTAATGATTATGGAACGGGTATTCATAGATTTAAAGCAGCAGTTAGAAAAGAGGTCATTTCTGACATCATTGTAACTAATTCTGGCGAAGGATATCAAAATAAAGAAAGAAGTATATCAGTTTCAGGAATCAATACTGCATTAAGTACAATTAATATTGAATCTCATGGATATTTGACAGGTGAAGAAGTAGTATACTCAACTAATGGTTCTGTAATTAGTGGATTAAACACAACTTCTCAGTATGTTGTCAAAAAAATTGATGAAAATTCCTTCAAATTAGCACCTGTTGGATTTGGAACAACAGCAAAAACATATTATCTTGATACTGAACAGTTTATAACCTTCAATTCTACTGGTTCAGGCACTCATACATTCAATTATACCCCTATAACTGTAAGTATAACAGGAAATATTGGTGTATCTACTCTTTCTGGTCAAGATTTTTCTGCAAAAATCCAACCAATCTTTAGAGGAAGTATTGATTCTGTCTATTTGACGACAAAAGGATCAAATTATGGTTCTGAAGAGGTTATTAACTACAACAGACAACCTATTTTTGACCTAAGAGGTGGAACTGGTGCGGAATTAATCACTATAGTTAATAATCAAGGAAGAATCACTGAAGTTTTAGTTGCAAGATCTGGTTCTGGATATAACAGTCCTCCAGATTTACTAATCAATGGAAGAGGTAATTATGCAAAACTAACACCTATTGTTGAAAATGGACAATTGGTTGAAGTTAAAGTAATAAATGGTGGAATTGGATATGATGATGGAACTACAATAGATGTTATTCCTGCTGGACAAAATTGTAGATTATTTGCAAATATTCAAAAGTGGACTGTCAACCTATTCCAGAAGTATTTCAATATACTTGGAAGTGATGATGGTGTTGTTACACTGTCAGACAGAGATTCTTATGGATTGCAATACTGCCATCTATACGCACCAAGAAAACTAAGACAATCACTATATGCAAAATCTCAAAATGGCGATAATGTAATAGATGATTTAACTCTATATGGAATTACAGACCTTAGAGAGGTCAATAATGAAGAAGTTTCTTCAACATATCACTCACCTATAATTGGTTGGGCATATGACGGCAATCCAATTTATGGACCATATGGATTCTCAACTCCAATAGGTGGGACTGCAAAAGCAATGCTATCTGGTTATGAGTTGGTTTCTAAGGCAAACAGACCCTCTCTAACTTATTTCCCACAAGGTTTCTTCAATGAAGATTATGAATTCAAGGGAAATGGTGACTTGGATCCGCACAATGGTAGATTCTGCGTAACTCCAGATTTTCCAAATGGAGTTTATGCATATTTCTCAACCATTAGTTCTGGTTCAGTAGATACTGATGGTCCTTTTAGAGGATATAAGAGACCATCTTATCCATATTTTATTGGAACAAGTTTCTACTCGCAACCAAATAGTTTTAATTTCAGCAAAGAATCTAATCAAGATGAATATAAGTTTGACGACTTTAAGTGGTTTAGAAGCACTCTGAACTATGCTCTGAAGAGTTCAAATAGTTTTTATAACTATATTTTCAATCCAGATAAAGTTAAAAATCAAACAGTAAACGTAAATTATGCATCCAGAGGAAAAGTAGAAACTATCGGGATTTTAACAGGTGGTACAAATTACAATGTTGGTGATAGATTAATATTTGAAAACTCTGGAACTGGTGGTTTAAATGCTGCAGCGAAAGTAGAAAAAGTTTTTAGCAAAGATGTAACTAATGTAAGTGCATCAACAACGTTCTTCTCCTCAGTAGAATTTGCAACTTTAGATGGTTCAGGTCAAATCATAGGATTTACCACCGCTCCACATGGACTCAAGAATCTTGAATTAGTTAATATATCTGGATTAAACACATACTTCTCAAAAGTAGAAGGAACTTACAATATTGGAGTTCGTACAGATAACTTTATTACTACTCTAGGCATATCAACAATTGGTGTAACTGGACTTACTACTTACTTCTATTTGTCAGGAATTCTAGAGTTCCCTTATATTAGAGAAAATGACATTCTTGGAATTGGAACTCAAGAAAAAGTAAAAGTTCTTAATGTAGATTCTGCTTCTGGAAGAATTAGAGTCCTAAGAGGATATGATTCAACAGTAAGTTCTGCATACACAGCATCTACACCACTTTATGAGGATCCTAGAAAGTTCAGGATTAATACTGGATTCAAAACAGATTATGCATATTCAGTAAATAAAGAGATTTATTTCAATCCTCAAGAATCTGTAGGTATTGGAACTAGTGCATCTGTTGGTGTTGGAACTACTGCAGTATTTTCACTTCCAGGTGTTGGTGTTACTCAGGTATTTGTTCCTTATCAATCAATTTATCTGCCAAATCATCAATTAAGAACTGGTGAGAAAGTAAGTTACTCAACAAATGGTGGATCTGAAATTCTTGTATTTAACGGTATTTCTTCTTTCTCCTTACCACAGACACAAGATCTTTATGTTGCAAATATTTCAAATAATTTTATAGGTGTTTCAACCGTTAAAATTGGTCTTGGAAGCACAGGTTTTGTTGGAGTTGGAACAACAAACTCGGTCGGACTTCTATTCTTTAAGAATTTTGGCACTGGTGATCATCATAGTTTCACTACAAGAAGAGAATCTATTGTTGGTGAAATCTCCAAAAATATCGTAACAGTTGCAACAGCATCAACACATGGTCTCTCAGTCGGAGACACTATTGACATGGTTTCTGTACCAAAAGATACTGAAACTATTGTAGTGAAATATAATGACAATAGTAGAAGAGTATTATTTAAACCACAATCATTCTTAGCAATTAATGTTGATACTAGTGAAGACACGATTTACATCGAAAATCATGGTTTCAAAAATGGCGATAAAGTTGTTTATACTTCAGCGTCTCCTTCAGGTGGTTTAGTCAATGAGGGAATCTATTACATTCTATACTATACAAAAGATAAGGTACGTCTGTGTTCTACAGATTATGATTTAAATCTAAATGTTCCAAACTACGTCAATATAACCAGTGCTTCTAACGGAACTTTATCTCTAATTAATCCTCAACTTAACATATACCAAAATAAAGTAGTTACATTTGATCTTTCCGATTCTTCTCTATCTTATTTGAGTGGACCTACTCTATATTCTGCCTTTGATCTTAATTTCTACAAAGATGCAGATTATAGATATGAATTTGAAGGAACTGGAACCTCTAAGAATTTTGAAGTTATTAGAAGTGGTAGAGTTGGTATTGATACAACTGCTAGAGTTTCAATACTATTGAATGATAATGTTCCTGATAACTTCTTCTACAGATTAGAAAATGTAAATGAAGATTTTATTGGAGATATTAAGAAAGAGATAATTGTAGACACTGAAGTTTATAACCACAATCAAATTAATTTGATCTCCAGCAAATATACTGGATCTCATAGAGTCACTGGCATCGGAACTACAAATACATTTACTTTTGATTTATCTGATTATCCAGAAGTAGATTCGTACAATCAAACAACTTCCAATCTTTATTACGAAACCAATTCATCTACTGCTTATGGTGCAGTATCTAGGATTAATATTATTAATGGTGGTTACAATTACGAATTTACTCCAGGGATTAGTATAGTAATTAGTAATCATGGGTCTGGTGCTATTTTTGAAGTACAAAGTAATTCAATAGGAAGCATTGTTAAAAATGAAATAGAGAACATTGGATTTGATTATCCAACTGATCTAACACTGAGCCCTTCTCTAAATCTTCCAGAGATACTTCAGATTGAACCACTGTCTTCATTCGTTGATATTACTATTCTTTCTGCAGGTAAGAATTACTTGACTCCTCCTGGACTTGTCGTAATTGATGGATTTACTAAAAAAGTTGTTTCTGATGTTGATTTGAGATATGAGATTGGTGCAACTAAAGTTAGAATTGTTAAGAATACTTATGGAATGTACAATACCACTCCAACAATTATTCCTATCAACAATTCTAACGGAGTTGGTATTAACATAATATCCTACAATTCAACAACCAAAAATGTAACTGTTGGATTCAATACTGGATTCAGCGATGTATTTCCATTCTCAGTTGGGGATCAAGTTTTAATAGAAAATACAAGTGTTGGTGTTGGTTCAACTGCAAGGGGTTATAATTCATCTGCTTATGATTATAAACTATTCACAGTTACTGCAATAAATCCTGCTCTAGGAGGAAATACTGGATCTATAACTTACAATCTATCCAATTATCTATTTGCAGGTGAGTTCCCTGGTGTTCCTGATCTTACTGTTTCTACTGGTAGAGTAGTTAATAGCAAAGATTTTCCAGTTTTTGATATAAAACTTAAAAAGAATGATTTCTTTGTCGGAGAAACTGTTATTTCTCAATCAGGAATTGGCATTGTAGAGAGTTGGAACAACAAAATTGAATATCTTAAAGTTTCAACTGATAGCGATTTATTGCTTGAAGATATCTTAACAGGACAATCTTCAAATACTAGAGGTATTATCAAGAGAAAAATTGAATTTGACTCATATATCAAATTAGGTCCAACTTCAAAAGTTAATAAAGGATGGATTTACGATACTGGATTCTTAAATAATAATGTACAGAGAATAGCAGATAATAATTACTATCAATACTTCTCATATTCTCTCAAATCTAGAGTTCCTCTTGAAACTTGGAGTGATTCTGTCCAATCATTGAATCATACTTCAGGATTCTTGAAATTCTCTGACCTAATGATTGAAAATCAAGATGGTGATAGAAATTCTGCAAATGTTTTTGCAGAAGATAGTGTTGCAGATGTTGTTGTTGATCTTATTGGAAGTGGAGATTTGAATTGCATCTACACATTTGATCTTGCAACTGAAGGAACCACAAGAATTGGAACAGGACTAGTTTCTGATGAAATTATTCTTCAAAATAGAGTTTTAACCGATTATTTTGAATCAGTAGGAAATAGAGTTCTTATTATTGATGATATAAGTGATCAATTCAATAGCAATCCTAGATCTACAAGATTTAGCACCATTGATCAGTTTGAGTTAGAATCGGCAAGAACCAAAAAATATTTCACTTATGTAAGAGATAAGAGATTTATTGCTGAAAGACAAATTCTAATTGTTTCTCTTCTCCATGATAATGTAAACGGTTATTTAAATCAATATGGAAGAGTTGAAACTTATGTAGATTTGGGATCTTTTGACTTCAATATTAGCGGTTCTTTAGGTCAACTTAATTTTTATCCAATTAAGTTTTCTGTTAATGATTATGATATTTCATATATTTCTCATGATCTAAAGAGTAATGTTGTTGGAATTGGTCAAAGTGATCTTGGTAGTATTGTAAACTTAAAATCCAGTCAAACTACAATTCCCACTGGATCTTCTTCTGCATCCAATATAGTTTCTATTGCTAATACTTACAGGTCTGCAAAGATTTTGGTTGAAATAGGTGCTGTAGATGGATCATATTATGAATTTGATGAAATAAATCTTCTTCAAGATGGAACTAATGTTGATATTGTCGATTATGGTCAATTAACTGATCATACAATTGCAAATCAATATGGAATTCCTGGACTTGGAACTTACATTCCATATATTGATGGAACGACTGTAAAGATTGATTTTAAACCAGATTCTGCTTTGGGTATTGGAATTACTATTAATACTTTAGCAATCTCAATAGCAAGTTCAACTTCTTCTTCAGTTGGAGTAGGAACTGAAGAACTTATTACTGGTTATGTAAGTTCTGGAATTGCTTCTATTGCTGCGTCTGGTTCTCCAGTAGAAAATATAATTACTGAATATCCAAACAATCATTCTTGCGCTTACTACATTGTAAGCGTCGAAGACACTACGAATCAAAGATATCAAATGTTGGAGGTTCTTGTAGTTGATGATGGCACAGATGTATCAATAACTGAATATGGAATTATTCAAACTCATTCTTCACTTGGATCTGTTGGAGCTGCTGTAAGCACTAATGGAACTCAATTAACATTTACTCCAGAACCTAGTATTGATGTCCAAGTAAGAGTTTTCCAAAATGCATTGAGTTTTGAAAAAGTGAACGTAAATCAAAATTCTATTAATTTTGTTAATGCAGAAATAACTAGCAATTTTGGAAATTATGAAGGAACTGAAAGATCAGTAAGAAGAAGTTTTGATCTTACTCATAGACAAAATCCAATTTTCTTAAGATACTTTGATGGAAGTAATTCTAATATTGTTAGTACTGGTTCAAATAGTATCACAATACCAGATCACTATTTTGTGACTGGTGAAGAAGTTAGATACTCTTATGCTGGTGCCGAAACAACTCAAGCAATTGGTATAGCACAAACAGTTGTTACTGGAATTGGAACAACAGATAAGTTACCACAAACTGTTTATGTTGTAAAATTAAATGAAAGCACTATTAAATTGGCAGGAAGTGCTGCTGATGCCTTGAGAGATAATCCTACTGTCTTTGATATCACTTCAGTTGGTATTGGAACTTCACATTCATTCACTTCAACTAATCAAAATGCTAAAAATATTATTGCAATTGACAATTATTTCCAATCTCCAATTGTAGGAACTTCATTAACTACAACTTTAGCACAAAATGTATCAACTGTTGATACTCGTCTTACTTTCTCAGGAATAACATCATTCTTTGGGGGTAATTTGATTCAAATTAATAATGAAATCATGAAGATCAATACAGTTGGTCTTGGTAGCACTAACATAGTTCTTGTTGATAGACCTTGGATGGGAACAGGTTTATCAACTCACTCTGCGGGTGATATCATTCGCGTTATTGATGGTAATTATAATATTATTGAGAACACAATACACTTCGCAGAAGCACCTTATGGTCCAACTCCTATAGGTTCTACAACAAATCCACCAAATGATAGAGATTGGACAGGAATAACAACTCATTCTACTTTCCAAGGTAGAACTTTCTTGAGAAGTGGTGTACCTAATACTGCACAAGAAACTTATGAATCAAACTATATCTTTGATGGAATTTCAAATCAGTTCACAGGAATTGGTAAGACATTCACTCTCACTGCCAACAATCAAAATATAACAGGTTTCTCTACAAATAATGCAGTTATACTTATTAATGGCGTATTCCAAGGACCTCAAGGAGCACAAGCAGAACTTGAAGATTATACTTTAGTTGAAAGTGGAGGTATCTCTAGTATTAGATTCACTGGAACTGCATCTTCTGTTGGGTATGATGTCAATAATGCAAATATTCCTGTTGGTGGTGTAATTGTTTCTGTTGGTTCTACCACTGGATTTGGATTACGACCTTTGGTTTCTGCTGGTGGTACTGCTATTGTCTCTGCTGGAGGAACTATTTCATCCATCAGTATTGGTAACAGTGGTTCTGGTTATAGAATCGGAATTCAAACCGTTGTTAATGTTGGAGTTCAAACTTCAAGCACAGGAACTCCAAATATTGAATTCATTGGAACTGCATCAGTCAGCAATGGCCACGTTATCGGAGTTACAATAACAAATCCAGGATCTGGATATACTTCATCAAATCCACCATTGGTTGTCTTTGATGATCCACTTTCATATACCAATATTCCACTAATTTATAGTTCTTCCTCATTCCAGGGAATAGGAACTGGAGCAAAGATTGATGTTACTGTTGGACAAGGATCAAGTGTAATTGATTTCACCATCAAAAATACTGGATATGGATATGGTCAAGGTGAAGTTCTAACTGTTGAAATTGGCGGCAATACAGGAATTCCTACCGATACCTCAAAACCATACTCCGAGTTCCAGATTACAATTGATAAGACTTATAATGATTTCTTCTCTGGTTGGGTTCTTGGTCAACTTGAAGTTCTTGATAGTTTTGAAGATTTATTTGATGGAGTAACGAAGAAGTTTTCACTTAAACTTGGTGGTGGTTTAGTTACTATTCGTGCAGCAAAGGGTTCAAATATTGATGTTAAATCAACACTTCTAATATTCCTTAATGATATTCTACAAAAACCAGGTGAAGCATATTACTTTGAAGGTGGAAGTGTAGTTGAGTTCAGTGAAGCACCAAAATCTGGTGATGTAGTCAAGGTTCTATTCTACAAGGGTAGTGGTGATATTGATGTTGTCTTTAGAGATGTTCTTGAAACAATCAAAGTTGGAGATGAATTGACTCTGAACTATGAACCAGGATTTGGTCAAGGTCCTGGACTTCAGCAAGAAGAAAGAGTTGTTACTGGCATCAACACAACTGATTCACTTCAAACAAATCCATACTCTGGTCCTGGAATTACTACTGATGACACTTTATTAAGACCAGTTAAGTGGTGTAAGCAAACCTCTGATAAAATTATTAACGGAAGAATTGTTGGTAAGGATAGAATTCAGTATGAACCTCTCATCAATCCATCTTCTTACCTAATCAGTGCTGTTGGTGTAGGTTCAACAACCATTTATGTTGATAATATTAAACCATTCTTTGATGCACAGAATGAAAGTCCACTTCTAACCTTCCAAAATCAAGTTACATTTATTTCGCAAGATTCTCTTGTTGCAGCATCTGGAACAGCAATTGTTTCTTCTGCTGGTTCTATAACTTCTATTGATATTACTGAGAGTGGTTATGGTTATTCATCTGCGCCAGTAATAACAATTGAGAATCCAGTTGGACTTGCTGCTTCTTATAGAGCAACTGCATCATCTACAATTATTAATGGTGTAGTTGATACAATTTCAGTAACTTCTACTGGTAGTGGATATACATCCACAAATCCACCAACAGTTCTCATTGAACCACCAACATTACTGAAAGAAACAGTCAATACTAGTGTTTACTCCGGTGATTCTGGTGTTATCGTTGGAGTTGGAACAACAACTCTTGAAACAATATTTGATCTGTTTATTCCTACAAATTCATTCTTAAGAGATAATACTCTTGTCGGTTCTGCAATTACTGTAAGTGGAATTTCTACAGGTGATTTCTTCATTATCTACAATTCTAATGTAGGAAGTGCTTCTACATCTATTAATTCTCTTAGCAACTCAAATCAAGTTATTGGTGTTGGAACTCAATTCTTAGATAATGTCTATCAGGTCTATTCTGCACAAGATGTTCTGGTAAACATCATTGGAGTTGGAACAACTGCAGTGAGAAGAGTTTATGTAAGAAGTGGTATAAGCACGATTGATTTCAGTTTTACAACAATTACATTTGATTCTACAGTTTATGACTTCAGTTCTATTGGAATTGGTACTGGTGTTGGAACATTCCTAGGAATTTCTACCTCTAATTATTATGGAAACTTCAGTTGGGGTAAAGTCATACTTTCTGAACCTCTAGAGAGTGGGCCATTTAATTCTTATACTCTAAGAGGTGTTGGTGGTATTTCAACTTCAGCATTTGTGAATAGAACTGCACCTCTCAAATACCTCAACTACACCAGTTAATAATAAATAAAAGAAAACGTAAGTTACGATGTCAAGAGTAGCAATAAACACCGGTTCTGTTGCAAACGATGGAACCGGTACTAGTTTAAGAATTGCTGGTGGTATAATTAATGATAATTTTAGTGAAATATACAGTCAGTTTGGAGATGGTACTAATTTAACGCCAACGTGGAATAAAACTGCTGCAGGAATTAATACAACTTCAAGTGTTGGAATTGGAACCACAAATCCAAGATTTACACTTGAAGTTGGTGCAGTTGGTGCATCTGGAACTTCATTGCATGTAAACGGCAATGCAAGAGTTACTGGAATTTTAACTGTAGGATCTTCTTCTATCGTTTTAGATGGACCTTCAAATAAAATTCTGGTTGGTTCTGGAGTATCCATTGACG